ATCACGTTGTACACCATGAATTGCAGCATTAGTTGGATAAACATATGTTGAATCTAATGTTGCTTGATAATCTAATGATGGTCTTTTAGATAAACCCTCAACCAATCTTGATTGTGCGTTTTCTTGTAGTTCAGCTTGTGTTTCATTTCTTTGAGTAGAAGTTTGTTGGCTGACTCCATTAATTAAATTGGGTATACTTTGTGATATTACGGGCATTAGTATGTTCTTCTTGTTGTTCTATTAATAATGTTATAAACATCTTGGCTTCCACTAAGAATATTATAATCACCATTTGCAGCATCCGATCTTTCAGCATTAACTATTGCTTCTTGTTCGTCTACTTGTGTAAATCCAGCAAGTTCAGAAGATCCAACCATTCTTGCTTGAAATTTTCTTCCTGCTTTTATTATTATTAATTTTCTTGCGTATTCTGGTATGTGTTCAAAATGTTGTACTAAAATTTGGTCAACTACAGGTGTATTTGTAAATACATCTGTTTTATTTTCTAAATCGTAAAGAAAACCATTTCTAAATGTTATATTGAATTGTGTTTTATAATTTTTGCTTGCGTCTATTTGTATACAGTTACTTGCAACTGGAATTTTATTATTTTGATCTTTTGCTAAAGTAACTTCTGTTTCTGTGTTATAATGCCAACCTCTAGATTGCACTTCAACATTTGTTTCGTCTAAAATTTGTAATGCAATAGAAACGTCAACACCTGTATTTCCTGTTATACTGCTGACAGGCGCTTCACCTATTATACTTAATAATGTGTTAACTGCCTGTAATTCTGATGTGGGTGTGATTCTAAATGCCATTTATTTCCTTTGTAAAAAATTTAAGAGGCGACTTCAGTCTCCCGTTGTCGCCTCTCCTTATAAGTATAAAGTAACGTAAATTATTACGCTTCTTTAATTCCTACTGCTGCTTCTGGTCTTAATACACCATGACCCATTGCGTATTTTGCAACCATTAATGTACCTTGACGTCTAATGTCATATTCCATTTCAGTTGCTAGATCCATTAACTTAACTGTTCCTGCCGCACTTGGATGACACACTAATGCCACATAGTTTGACAAGTTAACAGCTTGTGGATTTGATCCACCTTGAGTTGCTGAACCTTGGTCTACGCCTGAGTTTACGTTTGATGCAACGAAGTGAGGTGTTGGAACTAATTCAATTCCAGCTACTCTCATTATTTTACCATCAGCTACACCACCATTAGGTCTACCACTGAAGTCAATATTGACTGCATTTGTAGCATTCGCTAATTTGTAGTATTCTTCTAATCTTAAGAAACATTTTCTACCTTCTTTTGGAACGTAGTGTGAATCTAAAGCTGAAGCTGCGTTAAATAATTCGTCGATCATTGCGTTAGCTGCTGTTGCTGCTGTTGCAGATGCGATATTAGCATTTGTTAATGTAGTACCTGCGTCTAAACCAGTCGCGTTAGCTGAAGCTAATGATGCTTGACCAATTGTTTGTAAGATATGCTTGTCCTTTTGGAAAGCTAATGCTCTTCCAATCTCGGCACTGTAAGCGGATCTTACGTCCCAGTGATTTTTTGCTTCTTCGATATTTGATAAGAATGCTGAACTTACAAGTAAGTCATTAATTGTAATAACTTTCTCGTTATGATTTACATCCGAACCTAATATCTCTGCACCAGGTGTGTGGTATGCTGCTGCGATTCTGCCCATTACTGGAAAGGATGCAGACTTACCACTAGAGATAGATCTAACCATCTCTGCTCCTTGCGTTACACTTGATCTTTCGAAAGCAGTTAATACTTCTCCCGCAAAGACTTTAAGAAATAACGCGTCTTCTGAACCAGCGGCGTTGACTCTGCCTATACTGGCTGGTGTTGCGTTTGCCATAATTATTCTCCTTATTTATGGTTGTTATTTAATAAAGCTTCACATAAATTGTTTTGATAGATCGAGATTATCCTCCTTAGAGGGTCAAGTCATTTTGACTTTTTATGTTCCGCAGTTGCCACCTGTGTAGGTTGCACAACTATTTATTTTTTCTTTTTAGGAAAACCTTTTTTCATGTCAGAATAAGATTTTTTGCTAATAGTAGTATTTTTCTTTGATCTACTAGTGCCTGCTTTTTTTCGTTTATTCATATTATAGTAAAGTCCTTTTTTTGGCATATTATCTCCTATAGTTTTGATTTTGATATTTTATCTTGTACTTCAGATCTAAATGCTGGATCATTTGCATATCTAGCATCTTTCATTGCTTCAGTAACTTGTGCCCATGAACTATATCCACCTGCACTATCTGTTCCTGCTTTACCTGAAATTAATTTAGGTTCAGTTCCATTTACAGCATCATGTCTTGCTTTAAGACCTGTTACTGCAAGTTTAACTGCTTCTAAATCGTTACTATTAACTGTCTTATTAAATGCAGCAATCTCTTGTGGATTTAATGCATCTTTTGCCCAAGTAACAATTTCAGTATATGATTCCTCGCCACCAACTTCTGCTTTAATTGTATTTTGCATTTGTGTAGCAACGGCTTCTTGTCCTTGTATAAAAGCATCAACATATGATTTTGGAATACCTGCTTTTTCTAAAGCTTGAAAAGATTTCTCATCTAATGTTCCTTTTTCATTATATTCATTTTGTAACGCTTCCATATTTAAACCAGCTGATTCAACTGCTTTTTCAGCAACTTTATTATCAGCTTCAATTTCTAAAGATTTTTTAGGTTCTTCAGTTTTCTCATTTTCATAAGTTTTATCCTGAGCACCTAATTTAGCTTCTAGTTCTTGATAAGACTTAACTAAATCTTCTTGTGTTTCAAATTTACCAAGAATTTTTTCTTTAGGTTGTTCGGCTACTTTTGTTTCTTCGGCTTTTGTTTCTTCTACTGGTTTTTCACTAGTAGTTTCTTCTTGTTTTATTTCAACGGCTTCTACCATTGTTTATACTCCTATGATTGTTGTTGTTGTTGCACTGCAGCATCAGCCACTTTACTCGCAATACCCGGTGCAGCTTGTTGCATCGTGTCATTTAATTGTTGAGCTTGTGCTTGTTGCTCCATTTGCTGTTGCTCCGCTGCTAATTGATCTTGAGATTTAATTAAACCTTCAGTATCAATGCCATGTCCTGTTGCTATACGTTTAATTAAATCAGTTAAATTTAACATTTGTACAACTTCAGGATTCATTTTAGCAATGTTGCCTATTTCTGCCGTGAATTCTCTTAATTTTTGTAAGTCATTCCCACGTCCAAGTGCCTCAACACCTGTTATGATAGTAGGTCTTACTGTGCCTTTTGGTAATTTTGGAATAGAACCTTTTTGTGACATTCTTTCCATTAATATTCTAACTAATGGCAATTGAAATTCTTGTGATAATAATGAATAAACTCCACCTAGTGCAGTTTCTAATTCATTTGCCATATATCTTATTTCTTCTGCTGTAACTCTTTCTGCGTCTCTACGTACTGCTGAATTTAAAAGAAAAGCATATGACATTCGTTCTTCAAAACGTTGTATTGCTTCTGCTACTACTCTTAAATCATATTGTTTTTCTACTTGTAATGTAGAAACATCATCTCTTGATCCAGAAATAATATCACCATTAGATGCAATTGATAAATCTCTTTTCTTAGTTGTTGAATTTGGTCTAACCATAAATACAACTTTACTTGATGCAGCTGCTGATTCTACTAATGATTGACTTAAGCCTTCTAATGATTTTAAGTCGCCTAAATATTCTTCAACGTAACCACGTCCGTAGTCTTCATTGTCTTGTCTTACCATACGCAAAACTTGCCATGGCATATTGTCTTTATTATAATAACCTTCTGATTCTGGTAATTTATATTCGTTAGCTTCTTGACAAACATAAAATTTGTCTTTTCCAATTAAACATACTTTAGTATATAAATCGACTTCATCTGTACTTTTAGGATCATCTACATTTTTTAAAACTTCTTGCATCGTTTCTTCATCAAACGTAAATGGTGATACAGTTTCTTTTACAACTAATTCTAATAAATTTCCTTCTGGATCTCTTCTACAAACATATTGTGAAATTGGAAAAACTCTCATTGTGGATTTTTTAGGCATATATACAAGTACATTACCTGTTACGATTAAATGTTTTAATGCTTCAAAAACTGGAACCCTTACTGCTAATTGTTCTATTTCTGACATTACTTCTCGCTCTATTTTTGCAAGAGATTTTTCAATTTCAGTTTTAACTTCTGGAGTTTGATCCATTTCATCTTTAGTTTTTCCACCTACATTTAATCTAAAGAATGGTTGGTTTGGTGGTAATAACAATAATAATAATTTTGATGCTAAATTATTAACGCCTCTTGCACCTACTGATTGATATGGCGTATATAAATCTGATGTATGATTAACTCCATCATCAGGAAGTAACGCAGGTAAAGTTAACTCAGAACATTCTCGACCTCGATCTAAAAAATGTTCTCTGTATTCTTTCATACTTTCGTAACGTTCTTTCGCTGTTTTATCTAGATAATTTAACATGATAATTTATTATTGAGGGATTTGAAGACCGGCTGCTTGAATAGCTCCAGTACCAAGATCTGTATTTAATTTTTTGGTACCTGTTGCGCCTTTCTTTAAATTTTTCCCTGTCTCATCCAATCCTTCTTCGCCTGCAATTTCAATTTTTGGAGCCATGTCCTCAATTGGTTGTGATCTTACAATTGGTGGCGGAGTAACGGGAGCTGGAGGAGCACTTGATCTGCCCATGCACATATTTATTTCTCCTTTTATATTATTAAAAATTATTCGTCTTCCTTGTCTTCATCTTCAGCTTCATTATCTTCATCTTCGTTATCATCATCTTCCCAAGAAGTTTCATCTTCAAATTCTATAGATAAATCATCCATAGTCTCACCATTGTCATCTTTGATAACAAGTTTGTTTTCTCCGATAATGTCTTGTAATGCTGTTTCTACTAACTCTTTGATTGATGTTGCCATATTGTTATTTTCCTTAATAGTTTGTGTTTGAGTAATTAACACCAGTTCCAGAAGTAGTTGTAGGTATTTCTAAACCACTGTCTAAATTTACATCTGATGTTGTTTCTTTTGGTTTATCAACAGATGTTCTATCTGGTGCGCCTTTAAAAGGTTTTGGATCAAAAACGTTTCCATCGTAATAATTATCACGCGGGTCCTCTTGTACGGGCGCCGATACTTTACTACTTCCTAAGCACATTTTCATCCTTCCTATTTTTAAGTTCCAATAACCAATCAACAACATCTCTTTGTCCAGCTTTACGTTGAATTTCAGCTATTGATGCTGATGGTTCTGGATTAATTAATGGAAAAGTTTCATTCAAAAGAGTGATTAAATCATCCATATTAGATGGTAAACCAACATCTTTTGACTCAGATTTTTTACTGTTTTTCCTATAGAGGTATCTGTTACTCATTTGATACCATCATTAATTAAAAAATCTATATACTTTCGTGCTTTCAATAGATCTTCTTTTCCGCCTTTATCTTTGTAACGACAAATATATTTAATAATATTGCCTTCACAAAACCCTAAATCTAATGCCATTATAAAGTTTATTGGTTGTATTTTATGTTTTTTATAATGTTTAGGATCTACTTTGGTTTGTACGGAGTCCATTTTCTTACCTCTTTAGTTTCAAAATTATAATCTTTAGGCAGTCTTAATATATATGCCATACGAGCTTGTTGTATTGCATCATCTTCTGTTAAGTCTACTTTTTGATATGCTTTTACAATTTCAGGCCAATAAAAATTGTCAGCTTGTTCTAATATTTGTCTAGCTTTTGCTGGACCTATACCCGGACAACCAGTAAAATTGTCAGTACTGTCTCCTGTTAAACATTGTAAAGCAAAATTATAGTTAGCTTCTTGTGATGATATATTAATTATTTCTTCGCCATCTATTGATAACTTACATGGTATTGTTCTCATGTCTTTATCTATTGATACAATAATACGTTCATCTGTATTAGTGCATAGTTGACTATATAAACCCATAATATCATCTGCTTCTAAAGCATTTTCACAAAGACAATCATATTTACTTTCCACATATTCTCTTAATGCTTGTAGTATTAATGGTTTTCTTTTTGCTACTCTATTTAGTTTATATTCTGGAAGTATATCTTTTCTAAAATTTGCTCTTCCAGTTAAACATATTTTGACATGATCAGCTTCTAAATTTTCCATCTC